TCTCTCTACAACGAGTTCTCCATTGACAGTTGCACTATCTAATGTAGTGTATCCTTGTACGTCAAGATCACCAGTGATCGTTGCGCTATCTGCTAATAGATTAGTAGTATCGATCCCACCACTAGATGCAATGGTTAGCTTGCTTCCATCATATGTGAAGTTACCATCATCTTGAAGTTCACCAGATGTGCCAGCAATGACTACACGATTATTTGTGAGGTCTGATACTTTAACAGTACCCAACACTGCACTATCTGCGTCCAAACCAGTAGTAACAATACCAGCTGCACCGACAGTAAGTCTAGAGGCATCAAAGGTAAGATTTGCATCATCCTCTATTGAGCCGCCAGTTCCTGCGATTACAACCCTATTGTCAGTGAGGTCTGTGACAATCAGGCTATTTGCACTTAGATCAGTGCCATCGTATGTTAAGTTGGCATCGTCTTCTAACTCTCCACCAGTACCTGCAATAACCACACGATTATTTGTGAGATCAGTTACCTTTGCAGTTCCCATAGTTGCGGAGTCTGCATCCATACCTGTGACATCTACGCCTGCCGCACCCACTACAAGACGTGAACCATCGAATGTTAGATTTGCGTCATCTTCGATTTCACCTGAAGCACCTGAGATTACAACACGATTGTCTGTAAGATCAGAAACTTTTAGAGTACCAATAGTAGAACTATCAGCCAATACATTATCTGCATTTAGCGTACCATCGAAGTAGCCGTGTCTCCACTCTTGTGATGCAGAACCAATATCGAATGTATTATCTGTGTTCGGAACAATGCTAGAGTTAACATCTGCATTAAATACAACATTATCTGTGTTAGCATCACCAAGTGTTACCGATCCATCTGCACCTGCTTTGAAGTTTACAACCCCATCAACGGTCAATGTACCAGATATTTGAGTGTTTCCACCTACTGTTAGATTACCTACGATGTATGTACTATCGGCTACTTTTAGGTCATTACCCACATAGACACTACTGTGTGCCATCAATCCACCTTTGATGAAGTTGACAGCAGAACTATCATTCATATAAAGTTTAGGTGATTGGATTTGTGTATCGTTGATTGAGTCTAGACGACCATCAAGTTCATTGATTGCTGTAGAAACTGTATTAGCAGTCGTACCCATAGCTACTGCTGTAATAGTACCAAGTTCTGAGTCATGCTCATTCAAAGCACTTGTGATATCAGTAGATGTTGTTGTAAGTGTAGAGACATCACCGACAGAGTCAAGTAGTTTATTGAACCTTACTCGTTGCGTATTAAAGGTATCTGTTACATCTACGTTAGGTATTTTTGAGTTAGCCATTTGTACCGTTCTCTAATAGTTTTTGCAGCATCATTTTTATTTCCCCAACATCAGATTTTAGTTTTTCTAGTTCGTCTTTTTCCTTTTGACGTTGCTCTAGTTCTAACTTTCTTTGTCGAGTCTTACTCTTATTTATATTAACAATCATACCAGTACGTAAATCTCTGGCTAAATCTGGATGGTCTTTCACTGGAATATAATCAGACATTATGATGTTGCGATTGTTCTCAGATTTCTAAACATTGGTGGACGTGTAGAGTTTTCTGCGTTCATTGTGATTTTAATTTGATATTCGTCAAATGCTGGTAGATTAAAGACATTAAACTCATACTCAATAAATGTGTATATGTCGTCACTTGGTGGGACATCAATGTAGCTATTAGATTTTGTCACTTTAATATCTTTAGAGAATGCAACCCAAGATTGTTCTTCTAGCTTCTCACCAATAGAACTAGAACTTGTACGATACCAAACATCAAAGTCTGCGCCATTGGGTCTGATAGCATCTATAAGTGCTACAATAGATGTTGCGGAGTTCATCAAGCGATATGGGATTGTAATGTGTTTACTCGCTACAGTCCCCCCATCAGGATTAGTTTCAGCAGTGTAATCAACTGTGGTCACAAAGTTTCTATTGGCAGTAGCACTATCGTTTGATTGCTGATAATCAATAAAGTTTGAAATGATATCAAGTGCAGTATTGTTCACATTAAAGTATGGTGCAACGTTTGCATTTGATGTAGTCATATTGACTGTTAAAAGCGTTGATGCATTTCCACTAAGTTTATTGACTTCTTGCGCTTCTGATGCTATAACAACAGGATTTTTCATTACTTGAGGATAGTCAACACTCAGACCTACATCAGTTAAAGCATTATACTTGGTGTCAGCCTCATGGAAGTTACCTATTGTCGTGAAATTACCAGCCACATTAATGTTTGTTCCTGTTGGTGCATCAAATGGAAGTTGTAATGCATATTCATCAACAATATATTGTTCTGTAGCATAAAGACCAGTGCCACCTGCTCTAATAGATGAGTCTGCATTTGAATCTGTTCTTAAATCAAAAGAGTACCCAAACGCATCTGCTTTTGTAATAGTTTGTGCACCAAGAATACTTGATCCCAAAATACCATTTACAGTATCACTCGAATCAAGACCAGCTGAGTCTGATGACAGTTTTACGATATCTCCAACTCTAAATCCATGTGACGGATGCAAAACGCTAACCAAGGATGAGTCTGCCGTAAAGATTAATGGATCGTAAACATAGTCACCCAAAACACTTTGCGTCAAGTTTTCACTTAGTTTTTTAATGGGTGGAATATTGACTTCAAGTTTAGCTGTAGAAATCAATGCAGTATCAAACTGTGCTTTGTATACTTTAAATGTTAAGTCTTTGTTATTGTCACCTTCCCATGTTGTACCATTAGAAGATGCATACAAAGCACCACGTGAAACATTTACGCCTGAGTTGTATCTTGCCGTTGTTGTGCCAAAGTGATATTCTCCATTCTCTGCAAAGAAAACTTTATAGGCATCGGACGGTGCAGAACTATAAAGAACAACCGAAAGAAGTGTATTCCCAGGTACATATAGAGGTGATGGAAACTCAAACTTATATTCTCTTGCAGCACTAAAAGAAGTACCTGCTTTTGCAGAAACCGCACTCGCAGTAGCAACTACTCTTGTACCAGGAATGAATCGTTTAGATGATGGTGTCCCACCTTCTGTTGTGGGTCTAAGTTCTAATGTGATAGGTAATGTGTTATGAGCTGAGTGAAAAAATATTCCGACACCAGTAAGAACACTAGCTTCATCAACCACGAAAGTTTGGGCTGTAGGACTTTGCTGTTCAGTTAATTGTAGTATTCCTGTCATATTATTTTCCTACTTTATAGATAATCTTTTGTTACGACGAAACTACTACCACTTTTTTTATGGACATGTGATACTGTTCCATAATCATATTTAAAATGTACAGTAGTGCTTCCCCATTCATTCTTAACAAATGTTACAGTGGGACCATTGTCGTCATTTGAACTAGTAGTCGCTGGCGCATCGTAATATTCTTGATATGTATATGATTCAGTAAAGACTTTGCTTTCTTCTACGGTATACTCATACCAATTTTCATATTGTCCTATTCCATGAAACTGTGTTGATGCATAAGATAGAGCATTTTGTTTATTCATCGTAGAAATATCTAGTGCACTAAAACTAGTACCGTCTACTGCTATTGTAAAGTTTGTTGTGGCGTTTGATTGTAAATAAAAGAACCCTCTTAAAGAACCATCAGAGTTTGATGTTAGAGGATTCGCACCACCACCGTTTGAAGGACCACCCAATTCAGTAGGAAATGCTGTTGCATTTACAAATTTATCGCCAGGCTCTTTGATGTTAGAATTTCTGCCTGCATTTGTATAATCGGATAAAGTATATGAAGTGTTGCAATATTTTGTGATTTCAGTGTTTCCAAAGAATATCCAGTGTGGCATATTAGGTCTCATACCTTCAAACTCAAAGAATATGATTTTTGGTCTATGGACAGTAATCTCAGTATACCCTAAACGATCTTGCTTGATAACGTCTCTATACTTTGTTACTTCTCTATTTGCTGTTACCGTTTTGTATGGCATTTTTACATCCTATTATTTCTTATACCATTGACCTAATGACACTGTTTCTGTTGCCAACGAACTAATCTCTGTTGTTCCTTCAGGTATTAGAGAGGCGTTAGATTGTGACACAAAAGACTTATCAACAACTCTTTTGTTTGTGAAATAATCAGCATCAGGTGTCAATGTTGCAGTACCAATACTTTGAGGAATCTCAAATTGATTAACTGCAAATACTCCCGTGGCATTTTCTTGTCCAAAATCTGAGACAACTTCAGTGTATTTGGGCCAAATATTATTACCTTTAATGACACAAGTATCATTGGAAAGATCAGAATCGTATGTCACACCAATCGATTTCTCAAAGAATAGTGGTCTTAGGATACCGACCTGATTGTCTATACCAGCTCTATAATCTTCATCATACCATGCAGTTTGTAAAATGTTCTCAAATGCATCGCCTGTTAAACCTTCAGTTTGTCTAATAAAAGTAGCATTGTCAGGATCAAAAACTTCCATTGTGTTTAGATCAGCTTCTAATAGTGATAGTGTTGTAGCCCTTTCAACATTAGATAAACGATCTTCCATTCGTCTGAGGTCTACCATCTTGAAACCTCTATTATCAAATCTAGCAACACTTAGGTCATTTTCATTAAATACATAGGGGTTCATGCGAATATTGTATAGAGGCATGTCCCTTGTATCGATACCCTTAGGATATTCAGCGTCCAAAGAAGAAGATCCTGTATGATACTTCAACACACCACTTGAGTTAAGTCTTAGAGTATCTAATCTAGGTAACCAGTATTTTACAGTACCAGCGGTAATTGTAGATTGATTTTTAGGAAGTGCTTCGATCCGTGCAACTCCACCTGAGAACGTTTCGTTTGCGGGGTTCTGTAACGATCTCATATCAATAACACTTGATAGGTGATGAGTTTCGTTACGTGCATCTGTGTAGCGTGGAATGTCACTAAAGTTAACGTCACCATAAGATGCAGCACCACCAAAGTACCCTGTACCCGCAGGTGTGTCATGTTCAAAATATCTGTATTCAACCGTAACAGTGCTTGTTGGTGCAGCAGTACCCGCTTTTAGTTTACCTTTACCTGGACCATAATAGTTATCTCTCTGACCATTATCGAAAATAAACTTATATGTAATATCCTCGCCTGTAGCATCATCGGTAACTTTGTTAAATCTAAAGATATCTGCTTTCGACAAAGTAAACTTATTACCACTCAAAGACACTTGCTCAGATTCCCAAGTGCTAATACTTGGTTTTAGTGTTTTGTTTTTACGTGTAAGAGTTCTTGATTGATATGCAATGACGTGTCCATTACCATTAGGAACACCCGAAATAACTGCTTGTGTATTACTGACAGCCAAACTTACTGAAAGGTCTGTGTGTAACGAACCGTTACTATCTACTTGATAAATCCAATCATCGGTTTCAGTGAAGGTATCTGTACTACCTGTATTGATTGTTACAGTACCTCCAGTCTTATTTGTTGTATACACAATACCAAGAGTCGCTTCTACATCACTGATCTCTTGAGTTCTATCCGTTTGTAGTTTAAATAGAGCACTATTCTCTGTTCTATTATAAAGATCGTATCTATTCTGAATAGCCTTTAGGTTCGCATAGTTGTCAGAATCAACACCAATACTTCTTACGTCACCAAACCCCTTTGTTGCATCTGTAATATCAATATCAAAAACATTTATTCTATAATCACCACGAGTGTACTCCATACCTCTTACACGTGCAGTTCCGAATGATGAACCGCCTATGTTACTTCCTGGATATAGATTTACTTCAGTAAAATCTTCGATATAGCCAACTAAACCATATGCACTATCAGCAACAAAATAGTTACCAATGTTAGCACCTGTCTTTTCATTGGTTTTAGTTACAGTGTCGTTAGCAACACTTCTTGGTTTTTGAACTCTGATTGGAAGATTGTAGTCTCTTTCAATACGAGAACCATTTACAAACGCTGTACCACCAGAAACTTTAAATAGAAGAAAATCATCATCACTATCTTTTGTGATAGTAAGATCGAACATACCATTTGCTTTTTGTTCGATGAAATCACCTGTCTGAGAATATGTTCTAGCATCAATAATATTACCAATCTTCGATAGAATTTTATCAGTAGTTTTAATCAGAGAAACAACACCATTACGAACTCTATAAACTTCATAGAAAGTTTCACTTGCACCAATATCTTCTTTCTTGGCTAATGTCAAAACAATACGTAGGCGATCCGCACCTGGGGATGTTAGGTTAGGTGTTGTACCTGAGTTATCATATAAAGCAATATTATCAGATGTCGTCACAATATCTTCTGTTACTTTAAATCCAATAACACCACTATACAACGAAGAGTATTTGGAAAGAACCAATAACTGAGCTTCAACCATTACTAGGTGATCGCCAACAAGAGTGTCAAACTGAGGTACTTCAGCAATAGAAGCATTACCTACAGCGTCATTATCTGATACAACTGTTACGTTGCCAAGTGTTGTAGATATTGTTGCACCTGGTTGAAACTTCTTAGTTGTTTTTGTATCAGAGTTAACAGCAGAACCACCAATCTTACCTCTGGTCATTTTTACAAAGAGTGTTGCGTCATCACTACCTTCGGCAGGTACAACATGTTTTACCGTTGCATACAAATCACCATCATTAATCTCAGTGCCTTTAAGTGCAGCGTAACCACTTGGTAGTTCTGTCACTCTAATATAAGTGTATGAGAATGCACCTGGACCAGACGCTAAGTTACCACTATTATTAAAGATAGAACCTTCGTTAACAATAAACTTAGCAAGTCTACCCAACTCAGATTGAATGATTGTCTGAGATTGTGTAAGTTCACGTGCCTGTAGAGCACGACCATTGTTAAACAGAATACGATGGTAATGATCACTATCACGATAGTCGTCATTATATTCACTTAAAAATGTTGTACTAGTGAGATTAGTTGCCATTGTCTATCCTTAGAGTTTAATAACTACTTTAACGTCTTCTGTCTGATCAGGGTCTCTTGCGATTTTGGCCTGATTGTTTAAGAACAATAATTCGCCTGAGTAAATGTCAAAGTCTCTGTCTTGTATATTATCTATAGTGAATGAACCAGACTTACCTGAGATGGTTACTGTCTCACCACCTCTAAATGGAACAAAACCAGTCTCTTCGTTTTGGTGGAACCAAATAGTCGCTGAGTCATCAAAATAGTCAATCCAACCCTGTGCGTTACTATCACCTGAGATCTTAACATCATCTGCCCAGTTCAAACCACCTGTGATTGGTGCAGTTAAAACAATCTTTTTAAGGGCTGACCCTTGCGTGTCTGTAAACAGATTTCCGTTTGCGGAGTCCAAGAGATTTTTCAACAAACCAACTTGACGATACTCGTTATCAACAACCCATTTACCACTAACATTACCCTCAGGTTTAATGTTAAACATGATTGAAGTTGATCTCAAATCTGTTCTTGCATCTGCACCAAAACCATCACCTGGAGCAAAGATTGGATATACCTTCGCATTTGTACCAGATGTTAAGTTAGATGGATCAACACTCACATACGCTTCATTGTAGTTTGAACCCATCGCTGATGCAAGCGACACGTTACCACCCGCACCTGCACCTGTTCCGACTGTAGCACTATCACCGATTTCCACGGCAGCTAGTTTACTTGTTGCATCAAGAATAGCGTGTGCTTTTGCGCCACTACCATCACCTCTAACTGTCAATGTAGGAGCGGCAGAGTAAACTGCGTTACCTGCATCAACTCTATATCCTACGATTTGTCCTGCAACGGCAGCATTTTGCACCGCTAGTTGTGGTGCTTCAGGATCAGTAGGAGCAGCAGAGTCAACAAACTTCACTGGCATAAAGTTAGATGTTAGGAATCTGTTGGCGTCAGCCGTTGTGATAGTGTACATATACTTCCATACATAACCATCATCCTCAATAGGCAGGGTTGTGTCTGTGTGGTCAGGAACATATTGCGAAACTTGTGCAACACCAAACTCGTTTTTACCTTGACGAATACAAACATATACGTTATTGTCAGCGGTTCTTACATAATAGGATGGTGTCGGTTGCCCAACAACATTATCATTAAATGCAGGATATGTCGTATTGATTGTCCAATCTGTTAGTGGAACAACGAATGAAAACGCTTCAACCGCTTTTACAGCTTGTAGATTATATCTGAATAGCTTACGATCTCTTTCAGTGTTTCTAGGATTGACAGTCACATCAGTGTTAGCATCCGTTTGCCAAACTTGAGAATGACCAACACCAATATAGAAATAGTTATTGGAGTCCCCAAGAGTTGTCCCTTGGTTTTGATCAAAAACTTGTTGTACAAACTGTCTTTTTATTTTATCTGTAATAATTGCTGGCATTGTCTATTTCCTATACGACTGCGTATCCATAACCACCTATGATATTCCATCCACTTGTACCATCCCAAATAAGTTGTGCAGTGTCCAATGGATCGAAGTTAATGCTTGTTCCTTGTGCAAAACCAACTGCGCCATTTGGAGTTACTGTGACTGTACCTGTACCACCACCACGTCTTGCAAAGATTTTTAGTTCACCGTTTGTTGAACCATCTGCTAATGTAACAGTACCTGAACTTGTTCCTGTGAGGGCAATGTAAGTAGCACTTGTAGATGCGGCTGTTCCATTTGCAGCGGTTGCTCTACTTAGTGCACCTTTATTTATGAGTACAGAACCAGTGCCTTTTGCGTTCAATGTCAAGTTAACATTTGTATCTGCACCAATAGCTTCGACAATAGGTGATGAACCAGTTGCAACATCTGATACTTTGATGTTGTTACGTGATGCAGTGAATGTATTGGTGAACGAGATGACAGAGTTACCAAGTGAATCTGCCAAGAACTCGTGCACACGTGGTCTTTGGTTTACTGGTCTTACAAGTGTTTTCTGTTCTAGTGTTGCAGATTTCTTATTAAACACAAGTGTGTCACTATCACTTAATGAAGGAATGTTCACATATTGTGTCGCTGTAAGAGCACCTGGAATGAACTTATATGTATGACTTGAATCGTCATCGTAGATATTCAAGTCTAAAATAGTTGGGTTGTTTAGATCAGCACTGTCAAGTGTTTTATTTGTAAGAGTTTGAGTAGCACTAGCAACAACAACGGTACCTGCTGAATCTGGAAAGTCAATACTGATTTCACTTGAAGGTTCTACTGCACCAATCTTTGTTCTAAAAGAAGCACCAATAATATCCAAACCACTATCAGTAAGTTGTGTGGTTCTTGATGTGATGTTGCCACCTAGAATATCATATAGTTCTGTAAAGTTAGCATTGATTTTAACACCAGCACCACGTAGCGTATCTCCAGTCTTATCATTAGCTGTAGTACCAGTATTGATTATTTGTTTTGCCATAACTTAACTCTCTAAAATAGTTTATAATATTTATATGGGTTTAGGTCACATCATTTGCGGAATCTGCATGATTATCAGAATCGAATTTTGTGCTAAATCTGTGTTGGTCAAATGTGAATGTGCCTGTTGGTTTAATAACAATACCATTCTCATCGAGTGACAATGTATCTTGTGAAGTTCCATCGTATGTTTTTGCATAGACAGAAGCTGAATCCAAATCGTTATCCATAGTAATACCAGCAGTCAAAGTAGACTCGATGGTTGTTGCAGTTGTCGAGTCGTCCATTGTAGGTTCGTTCATACCCAATACGGTTGATTGACTTATGCTACCCACATCTTGGAAGGTATAATCATAAAGCTGGCTAAACGATTGTTCTGTTGTCTGTCTTCTAATACCTGTTGCACTATCTGCGTTCAACATAGTAATAGAACTGAATGCTTCGATATCAAGTCCTGCTTGATCTTCGTCAACAACTTGCTCTTCGATTGGATCACCGATTTCTTCTTGATCGATTAACAAGCCAATCTCATTAACAAGTTCTAAAAGAAGTTCTGATCCTAGATATACACCACCTGGATGCACAAATAGTTTGTACGCTTCAACCCACTCGTTCAACGGTAGACCGATACGAATCAAAACAGACATGACTTGATATAGTTTGTCATCTGTGATAAACTTACGAGATTCTGGACCGATTACCGAAGCTGCTTCTTTGATCTGTTGACCTGCACTGTTGATACTATCGAGTCCATAATCAATGGCAGGGCCAACTTTAAAGATATTTTCCTTTGGGTAAATGATCGTAGGATCGATACCATAGAACCCTCTAAAGAACTGTTCGATGCTATACTTCGTACCCTTGGAGCGATACAGTGTGTTAGAAAACTTAATGGCTTCTCTTTTATTTAAGAAGCCGCCAAAATATGCTTGTCCGAGTAGAAGTTCATCTTCAAGATATTGTAGAAGTTTAGTTGGAACCTGCGTGGCATCTCTTGACGAAAATAATCTTTGGATTTGACCTGAAGGATTATCAGCAGAATCCATATATTCGTAATAGGCATCAAATAGTTTTTTGATATTAGGATAGTCTTCAGCAAAATACTCAGGAATGACCTGATCTATCTCGCTTCTAAACAGATTGATATGCGTCCTATTCGTGAATATATTTGTTTTATCTTTAGTTGACATTAGTTAGTCGCACTTACAGTTACAGCAGTTGTGATTGATCTATTTGGATCAAACTTCAATAGTTCGTTTCTAGTTGGCGCAATCGCAGATTGGTTAGATGGAACGGCAGCTAGTTTAATTCTATCTAGACCCGCAGAAATACTTGTTGGATTGAAGTAGTTCAACGTAACAACACCAGACGATGCATTATAGTTTCCGATATTATCAACGATGATAGCACCACCCACACCCACAATTTGGATGATATTAGAACTCAACTTATTACGCAGAGTACATGTCTGTGATTGATACACAAACTCGTTACTTGTGATGATGTACTCGTTATCATCAGGCGCAGCAATGGCAACTGGGAACTGAAGTTGTTGGTTGTTTCTTAGTTTGGTAGCGGAAAGCTTTTCTTCAACAACAGTAAAGTTCTCGCCTGTCAAGCCTTGATTGATCATAAAGTTGGCTGCATCTCTGTATCTTTGATCAACAACCAACTCGACGATTTTATTAAACTCAGCTTGTGGTGTTGTGTCTGGATTTGTCAAAAGACCATTGACAACTGATATCAAACTTGGTGTAGTTGGAATAAATCTTTGCTGCATTCTTACATTTGCTCTTGACGATAGAATAGCTGCGGATGCATCATCAACTTCTGACAATACATTAGAACGTCTAAATGCTTGTGTAAATCCACCTGTGTTCTCTGCAAAGTAATCTGTGATCACAGTGTTCACTCTGTCTTGGATCGCTGGAAGCGTCAAGTCTGTTAACTTAGGATTAAACTGGAAGAACGTATCCATCTCAACAAATGTTTCAACTGGATCAACAAATCGAATATTGAAAGAGACAATAGAAAGTTGATCCGCAAGAGTTCTGATAGATTGCTTAGTATTAGCGATTGTGCTTGCCGTAACATCGTCTTCAAATTGAATAGAAACATATACTGCACCGAACTCAGGTTTCAATGCTTCCTCTCCACCCCAAGATGCAATATCTTGAATAAGTGTAGAATAGTTTCTCAAAATCAATGATGAGTAATCTGCTGCCGTAACCATACGGTTTTGTGTCGCATATTGGAAAGGAGCATTCTTACGAATAGACTCAATCGTTTCTTTTTCGTCGCCACCAATAGAGTTCACATATGTTACAACATTGACATCAGCCGTGATCGTACCATCAGAGTATTGAGCAACAGGTGTAAATGTCGTTGCCCCATTCGCCTGTGCACCTTTGGTAGACAAGTATTGTACTTCAATCTTATTTCCTGCTGATGGGGCAATACCAAATGTCTCGCCATCACCAAAAGATAGTTCAAAATATCCGTTAGGTGCTTCCTTAAGAATATAGATTGTAGAGTTAGCACTAATGGTTGTAACACCAGTAATATTCTGATACGTTGTAGATTCTGATGATGATGCACTCTGATAGACTTTGACGGTAACAGTGTCAGCGTCAATAGTATCATCTGGAATGATATACACTGGATTGTCTTCATACTCACCCACAAGGAATGTCTTAGTTTTAAGAGTACCCTCATAGATGGGAATACGATTTGAGTCATCAGTTGTCTTGAACTCATAGAAACCTGTACCATCATCGTTAGCAACATGTGAAGATACGGTTTGGAATGTGTACGTTACATCATCAACGGTAGTAGTAAACTTTGTATATGCAGGTAAAGTAATCGATGTGCTACGACCTGCCGCAGATGAACTTAAAGTCAAACGAACTCTTGCTTGAGATGCAGTCTTTGTATCAGGTACATAACCAACACCCTCTGCCAACGATACCATAGACGATCTAAGTTGTGCAGTAGGTAGATAAGATTCGTTCAAAGCAAAGTTAGCAATAAGAGCATTCAAATGCGTATTATATGCCAACACATCAAGAATGTTAGATAAACCAGAAGCCTCAAAGTTATAATCTTTAAACTCATCCCTGTTAGCAAGATAGTCTTTCAGATTACTTTTGATATTATTAAAATCTAATGCGGATGATTTAATAGTTGTTACCATTTATCTTAACCTTGATAGTGAAGTTGTGAATGTCACAACCTCTTCTGTGTTTACGATTTGAAACTCGATTGTCACCGTTAATGAGTTTCTTTCCTCTTGCCAATCTACAAATATATTGCGCACCAGTGCTCTTGGTTCATATGCTGCAATCGCTCTTGCAATCTGATCACGAGTTTCTTCTTCGATATCATCATCTGCAAGTTCAAATAAGAGTGCTCTAATATTACCCCCATAGAATGGTTCGAATGGCTTCTCATAATAGTTCGTTAGAATGAGATTTTTCACCGCTTGTTTAACCGCTGCTGCATCTCTTTTCTTATAGATTTCACCATTCGGTTTCGCAGCAAACAATAGATCGATATCTTTAAACTCAACAACCCTACTCGTGATTAAAGCAGAGGTATTGAGATTACCGTCTTCCCTTGATAGAACTCTATTAGTTGCCATAATACTTTCTCATTTTTGCTATTATTTATAAGCTTTTTGCGAATGAAACATCAAAACCACTATTCCAAGTTCCAGCAGACCCTGCTTTACCTTGTCTCCAATCACTCTCATCATAGTGGATGTATTTTTCGTAGCCGCCAATGCCAGGACGAACTCCACGTGCCTTAGCATTACGCACGAGTATTTTAATATAGCGAACATAAAGACTTCTATTCTGAGATGGATTAATGCGATTGCCATTTAGCAATAAGTAATGGTCTGCCGCTTCGCCCGCTGGGTGGTTTTGTGTTCCTGTTGATCTACTTGCACGACCACCATCAGGCGTAATCTGTGCAGTATATCCTACGCCAAGTTCACGCACCGCTTCTGCAATGGAATCAACAATACGTTGATTAGGCCAGTTCTTTCTGTCTGGACCCCTAGAATGAGTCACGATACCATCAGTTGGTGGAACAGCAGAGTTTTGTACTGCTTTCTCTTCAAGGTCTTCGAATGATTCCAAAAGGCACTCAACAAGTTCGCCTTGTGATAGTAGTTGTCTGTTATATTCTGTAGAAACTTTACGATTAAACGTTGCACTCCAGTTTTCATCAAGTTCAGGCATGATGATAATCAATCTTGCTTTGAGAACTGGTAGACCTGCGCCATCACATTCTAGTGTGTCATAAGATAATCTCATCTCTTCGTAGAACACAGAGTCCTTTAAGAACTCAGCAATATCAAATAACGCCAATGCATTCTCGACACCATTCTGATCTACTGCTTTATATACGATTGCACGACCCTTTGATTTAAGTTCATTGATGCCACCCTTCGTCATGGTCTCTGATGGACCAGGGCGATAGATACCTTCTGATACAACGAGATTGATACCCTTAAAGGTTTCATTATCTTCTTGTATTCTTTTCAAAACAAGTGCTTGTAGATATAGGTGCTGAGCGATTTTACGCTTGACTTCTTTATCTCTGATGTGCTTGAGATTTGTTGCATCCTCACTACCCAAGAACTTGGCAATCGTAATACCCTTATTCAACTTTGTCTGAATAGTAATATCATCTTGGTTTAAAGGATTGTATTGAGCCTCAGGTACAATATTACCAACTTCGAACTTAGGAACATATGTCGCTGCAATCTGTGGTGTGTAGATATCCTTTGGCTTATTGCTAAGAATAGGTGTAGACTCTTGCTTGATTGTTCTACCGATACGTCTTGGTGTTGGGTTATTGTACTCTGCACAAATCCAGTTCTCTCTTAACAGAGTTCCAACAAATGTATTGTTACCTGAGTTTGATGCGTCTCTTAGTTTTGATCTAGCCTTAGCAGATGACATATATCCATTCGAGACACCATCATATCGACTTGACTTATCAATAAAGTTTTTGAGATAGTCGCCCTTGTCAATAAGAACTTTACGAATACCACCTGCGGCTTTTGTTAGATATGTAAGAACATTAGTAGCAGTTGGTGTTGTTATTGTGGGGGTATCTGTTGATACAGTACCCACAGCACTTCCAACTGCCGAGTTTGCTTTGCCGTTTAAGTTACCTGTAAATACTGTAGAGGTAACACCTCTATCAAAGACAGCACCATTACCTACAAAGTCTACTGACGTTCCACCGATCACACCCGATCCACCTTGCACCGTCATATTCTGTGCAGACATGGTTACGTTATCAGATGCAATGTTCGCATAGGTCTGTGAGGTTATATTTAATGCATCACTACCAAAGATACCAATGTTACCGTTAACGTTATAATCAAGATTACCCTTGACATTGTGTTGGTGTCCACCCAAGAACACATCAGTCACAAGCCCTGTTGAATAGGTTGCGATTGGTCCTGTCACAGATGTTTCTACACCATTACCAATAGTTTTCTTTTCATTACCAATAACACTTTCAACTTTATTTCCGTTTACTGTCAAGTTATAATCAAGACAATCTACATTAAACTCACCAACAACTTTGATTGATAGATTGCCTTTGTATACTAGTTGTGCATCACCTTCAACGATAACATTATTATCTCCACCACAAACTTCTACTTTGTTTGTCTTGGATGATATTACAATGCTTCCATCAGGTTTGAGTTCAACACCACTACCCTCTGCATGCTTGATGAGTATTCTTTCATTACCATCAGTGTCATCGATTTCCCATGCATGTCCTTTGTCAGTATTCAAAACCTGATTTAGAGGATATTCAGATGGGACTTTATCACCTGTGTTCAACTCAATCCCAGGCCAATGAGAAAAGAACTCTAAGTCATTTCTCGAAATGCCTCGTGCTTGCTTTGCAATATTCTGAGAATAAAAATATGGAGTCGAAGGATATTGGCCTGATGGGTCTTCAGGCTTATTCTTGCTATTACTTGTTCCACGATTTTTTAAATCTTCTTCAGTAACTCTCGCCATATCATCCTCTACGTTCTAAAAGTTCTTTTTGAGTTAGCGGTGTATCCTTGGAAGGATTATAATCAGATACGTTATATTTACCAAAGGTATTTTTGATATAACGAGGCACATCAAAGTATGGAGATTGTTCGCCAGGGTTCACTTGGTTGACTCCAAAAACTTGGATGCCAGGTTTTGCTCTATAGATACTAGCCAAAAGCTTTTTTAACTCTCTCATAGTTTTACTTGCAAGTGGTGCACGTGTACCTTCTAATAATATCACAATAGATCGTTCAGCATTATCGTTTGAATCTCTTAAAGGCTTCGCTTCAACCTCTAATGGTCTTGCTCTATGTATTATACCATATTTTGTGATATAGAAGTGAGGGTTGATCCCTTGTTCATATTCTTCTACATATACTTCATGCACTTCTTGTACAGTGATATGATTATCCTCAACACCGTTTGCTTCGATAATAACTTCTGTAACTTCTCTTCTCAGATTGGATAGCTCAGTTTCAACCTCTTCTGTTCTAATCACACTATCAAATATCTTTGAGTTAACTGAGGTGAACTCTTCTCTCCAAAGGTTTAAGTAGTTATCGGTTCTTCTTGTAGGGATGTCAACATTGATTGGTTCTGGTTCTAAAGCTGCGGCAGCTCTATTATCAACCTTCCTAATAGTTTGCTCTAATGTTGCAGTTGGACTATCAGAATATTTCGCCAATATCTTGGCTGCTTCACTTATTCTACCTTGGTTCTTAAGTTCTATGATTTTTTTCAAATCAGCTTGATCTACTGTCTTTACAACATCACCGATCTTTGCAACAGAATCTAAAGTTACTTGCGCTGATTGAAAGCTTTGCTCAACAACATTTTCTAGTAACGAATCAAATCCAAAGGAGATTTTTCCAAGAGCAATGTCTGCCTGAGAGGTGATTGATGCAACACTATTATTTAATACATTAGTTAATGAGTTTGCTGATTTTATGACATCCCCGACAACGGTGTCTAAAATACCATCCGTAAAAAACTCTGTATTAATATTTTTATTGACTATAGATTTTATCTGATCTGGTTTGAGATTTGTTGTGGATTGAATGGCTTCTGCGATAGCCTCAGGGAAAGGTGCAGAAATATTTACATCAAGAAATCCATTCTTTGAAAGAGCAGCGTTTCCAGTGATAGATGCTAAGTCCGACTCATCACTACCAACGACCTTTACTAACTCTGACTTAGCAGCAGACTTATCTAGTTGAACCACGCCTAATACATAAGATGCTTGGGATGGTACAGAACCTTCGACTTGACTCACGACATCAGTCAAGCCACTTGCTACGGTCTTAAATCCATTTGCTACTG